ATGCGGAACATGGGCGTAAATAGAGAAGAAGCCCGTAGACGCCTCGATGCTAAAGAAAAGGCAGAAGAGGGTATGCGCCGTGGCGGTAAGATTAAAAAAATGGCTTCGGGCGGTAGCTTCCCTGACCTAACCGGTGATGGCAAGATTACCCGCGCTGATGTGCTCAAAGGCCGTGGTGTGTTTAAGCACGGCGGGGGCGTTCATAAGTACGCTAAAGGTGGCTCGGTTTCGTCTGCTTCCAAGCGTGCTGATGGCTGCGCTACGAAAGGCAAGACTCGCGGTAAATTTATCTAGGAGTTGTTATGGAAGAGTCCAAGGCAATGATGAAGAAGGAAGTGGCCTTTATGAAAAAGAAGGGCGCTCCCAAGTCTATGATCAAGCACGAGAAGGCTGAGATGGCTGACAAGATGGGCCGTGCGCTCAAGAAGAAGGCCGGTGCCGGTCGCGCCATGATGAAGTATGCCGAAGGTGGTAGTACCAGTAAGCCGGAGAAGAAATCCTCTGGCTTTAAGGAATTACTCGGAACGCTGTCTCCCCTTTACGGGATGGTGAGTGGGCACGGCGCTTTTGGTAAAAACGATCTTGGTATTCTCCCTGCTCTGGCTCGTCGTGCGCGTAAGCGTCGTGCTGACGGTAGCGAAATGACTGAAGCCGAGGAGGCAGCAGAAGGCGGCGCACCGCCGACCATGCGTCGTGGCGGTAAAGTCTCTTCTGCCTCCAATCGGGCTGATGGCTGCGTCACGAAGGGCAAGACCCGAGGAAAGTTTGTGTGAAGAATCTAGCCCGTCAGTTTGACGACGCTAAAAAGTCCTCGGCCCCTCCCAAGAAAGACAAGTTCAAATATGTCAGAGGGGCTAGAGTCCGGGTGGTTGAGAAGGATAAGACTGAAGGTAAACCGACATGATGACATCTCGTGGAATGGGCGTAATTGCTCCGGGCAAAGTTCCTCGTGCTAAGCGGCGTGGGGACAATAAGCCCGTGCAGGGTACCGGTAAGTCGATCAAGACTTTCAAGGAAGGCGGCAAGAGCAAGGTCAATCAATCTGGTAACTACACTAAGCCCGGTATGCGGAAGAGCTTGTTTGAATCTATTAAGGCTCGTGCCGTTCAAGGCACTGGGGCAGGTCAGTGGAGTGCAAGAAAGGCACAGTTACTGGCAAAGACTTATAAGGCACGAGGCGGCGGGTACAAATGAAAGCTCCGCAGCAGTCTCTTAAAGCGTGGGGTGATCAGAAATGGAGAACCAAAAGTGGTAAACGATCTTCTGACACGGGTGAAAGGTATCTACCAGAGGCTGCGATCAAAAGTCTCAGCCCTGCTGAGTATGCCCGAACCACCGCCGCCAAGCGTAAAGGCAAAGCGCAAGGCAAGCAGTTTGTACGGCAACCCAAAGGCGTTGCTGCTAAAACGCGCAGCTTCCGCCAAGCTGGCAAAGGCTAGGGAAAAGAAGTAAATGGCTGACAAAACCACAGCGACAACTGACTTTAACCTAGATCTCAACACGATTGTGGAGGAGGCGTTCGAGCGTTGTGGTGCCGAACTTCGTAGTGGTTATGACCTGCGTACGGCCAAGCGCAGCTTGTCCTTGCTCCTGATGGATTGGGCTAATCGCGGCATTAACTTGTGGACGCTTGAGCAGGGTACGCACGCGTTGTCCTACAACACCGGGACTTATGATCTGCCGGTAGACACGGTGGACTTGCTTGACCATGTGGTCCGTACGGGTACGGGCACGAATCAAATCGACATCAATATCAGCCGTATTTCGTCCTCGACTTACGTGGCGATTCCGAACAAGAACGCGACGGGTCGCCCGATTCAGATTTGGATCAATCGACGTACTGGCGCTACAGGTGCCGATAACGTCGTGGTCTATCCGCAGTTCACGGTATGGCCGAAGCCCGATAACAGCACGACCTACACCCTTTATTACACGCGCCTACGTCGGATGTTCGACGTTGGTAACGGCGGTAACGGGCAAGATATTCCGTTCCGATTCCTGCCCTGCATGGTTGCGGGCTTGGCCTACATGCTCTCGATGAAAGTGCCGGGTGCTGATGTCCGTACGGCGATTCTTAAAGTCCAATATGACGAGGCTTGGGACCTCGCAGCAGGTGAGGACCGGGAGAAGGCAGCGGTGCGCTTTGTGCCGCGTGAGTCGTTCTTAGGCGGATACTGAGATGCCGAATAGGTTTGCATCAGGCAAACACGCTATCTCACAGTGTGATCGCTGCGGGTGGCGCTATAAATTAAAAGATCTCAAACCCCTTGTTATTAAAACAAAGAACGTCAATATTCTTGTGTGCCAAGAATGTTGGGAGCCGGATCAACCTCAACTCTCCCTCGGCTTATACCCGGTGGACGATCCGCAGGCGATTCGCAACCCTCGTCCGGACACGACCTATTTTGCACCCGGCAATGATGGCGCGGGTGGTAGTAGAATGATTCAATGGGGCTGGGCACCGGTTGGCGGGGCTCGGGCGGATGATGCGGGGCTTACCCCGAACTACCTCGTTTCACAGAGCGAAGTAGGTAATGTAACGGTCGTAACGACCTAGGAGTATGACGATGGCTAAGATGGACGCGAAAAAGGCTGTGCACGCGCACGAAGAGCACATGCACAAGGGTAAGCCGAAGACCAAGTTCCGTGCGGGTGGAAAGACCAACGCGGAGATGAAAAAGTACGGTCGCGGTATGGCTAAGGTCATGAATCAGCGTAGTCCGATGCGCGGTTCATCTGGCCCGAGGTAATCACCATGGGTAAGCCTGATTTTAAATTTTTTGATTGGGACATGAACCCAATCGGTAAGTACAAGCAACCTGAGCCGAACAACGAGTCTACGGGCGAGAACGGCTATCCTGAGAAGGACGTGAATGACGGCGTCACTCACATGGACATGCAGGGTGCCGGTGCTGCTACGAAGGGCAAGAAGTTTGTCTCGCAGATTAATCTGAAGCAGAAAGGCAAGTACTCCTAGGGTTGGTAATAGATGAACTACGCATCGCTAGTCACATTGGTACAGCAGTACTGCGAATCGACGGAAACGTCGTTCGTGGCGAATATTCCTACCTTTGTGCAATTGGCGGAAGAGCGGATCTATAACTCGGTTCAGATTCCTGCCATTCGTCGCAATCAGATTGGTACGTTGAGTATTAATAATAAATACCTGACGCTGCCGTCTGATTGGCTGGCGACGTTCTCGCTTGCTGTGATTAACCCGGTGACGAACGCGCAGGAGTTTCTGCTTGATAAGGACGTAAACTTTATCCGGCAGTCTTATCCCGATCCGGATGACACGGGGTTGCCGAAGTACTACGCGATTTTCGATGCCAATACGTTCATTCTTGGTCCGACACCGGACTACGCCTATGACGTAGAAATGCATTACTACTATTACCCACAGACTATTGTGACTGCAGGTACTTCATGGCTTGGAGATAACTTCGAGACTGTACTGCTCTACGGGACGCTGCGCGAAGCCTACACCTACTTGAAGGGTGAGCAGGACATGATGCAGTACTACGAGCAGAAATATCAGGAAGCGTTACAACAATTGACCCGCCTTGGCGATGGTATGAACCGCCGCGATGCTTACCGGTCGGGTCAGGCTAGGGTGCCGGTGCCCACGTGATCTACCAAACCCTCACGCTCAGCTTTAAAGATCAGATCCTGAAGGGTCAGCATGACCTTTTGGTGGACACGATTAAGCTTGCGCTTTATACAAGCAACGCGAGTTTGGATGAGAATACAACGATCTACTCTGTAACCAACGAGGTGTCAGGGGGTGGGTACTCGGCAGGTGGCGTGGTGCTTTCGGGCGTGACCATCAACACGAGTAACAAGATCGTTTATGTGAGTTTTAATAACGCTGTATGGAACCCTGCGTCCTTTACGGCAGCGGGCGGTTTAATCTACAACGCAAGTAAGAGTAATAAGTCTATAGCAGTCTTGAGTTTTGGCGCGGACAAGATTGCTACCAACACCTTCACGGTGCAGATGCCGCCTAATACATCGAGTTCCGCGCTGTTACGTTTCACTTAAAGGAGTTATTCAAATGCTTATTGATAGTGCTAAGTCGATTGACGCGGTTTCTGCCGCGCTCAATAAGACGCTCGGCGCGGGTGAGAATGCTCGTGCTGGCGGTGTGTTCAAGATCGAGTGCTTTGACAAAGATGGCAACCTCAAGTGGGCTGCTGAGTCGAGCAACCTCGTCGTGAACGGTGGTTTGCAGGACATGAATACGCAGTACTTCACGGGCTCGACCTACACGGCTACGTGGTACATCGGCATTTATGGACCGGCTGCGACCAACAACCCGGCTGCTGGCGATACTTCGGCGTCTCACGCCGGTTGGACGGAAGTGGTTCCGTACAGCAACGCTACGCGTCCGGCCTCTACGTTCGGAACGGCGACGACTGCCGACCCGTCTGTGATCAGCAACGCTCTTTCCCCGGCTCAGTTCAACATCAACGCGACGGACACGGTGGGTGGTGCGTTCTTGATCAGCAACAACACGAAGGGCGGTACCACGGGCGTTCTCTTCTCGGCCTCGGACTTCTTGGCCCCCGGCGACCGTAACGTTTCGTCCGGTGACACGCTCAACGTGACCTACACCTTCAGCCTTGACGCTGCTTAATAGGAGTTAGAAATGGCTACGAAGTTTGCTAAGAATCAGGTCGTCAAGGTCAATTCGGTCGTACCGCAGGGTCCCGTTCTTGCTTTCCGCATGGACGAGGATGGTGTGGTCTACTGCCTGATTGAGTGGGTTGACGTGAATGGCGTTCCTCAGCAGCGTTGGTTTGCGGAAGATCAACTGATCGGAGCATAAGATGGCGCTCGTACTCGCTGATCGAGTAAACGAGACCACAACGACTACTGGAACGGGAACTGTCACGCTTGCCGGAGCCGTCGATAAGTTTCAGTCCTTTGCTGTTATTGGTGATGGGAACAAAACCTATTACACGATAGCGCACCAGTCTGCGAATCAGTGGGAGGTAGGGATCGGCACCTACACGGCTGCGGGAACGACTTTGTCCCGAGATACGGTGCTGTCCTCCTCCAACAGTGGCAACCTCGTTAATTTCACGGCGGGTACGAAGAACGTCTTCTGCGATTACCCTGCAGGCAAGGCGGTCTTTGAGGATTTGAACGAGGATGTCACGGTGGCGGGCAACGTCATCGCCGGTAACGGTATTCTCGTGAACTCCACGACGGTTGGGTCTAGCTTTACCATAGCAAGTGGTTACAACGGTTTCTCGGTTGGTCCGATGACTGTGGGGCCCGGTGCTACGGTGACGGTCACTTCCGGACAGATTTGGACGATTATCTAAATGAGCACGATAAGCGCCGGTACAACAAGCACAACTGCGTTTAAGGTCACATCAGACACGACCGGTACGCTTGTTCTTCAGACAGGCGCGGTGCCGACTACGGCCATTTCGATCAGTGCCTCACAGGTCGTTACATTCCCGGCTACGACTACGCTTGACTTCACGGGTACCTTGCTACTCGGTGACGGCTCTGCTGCCGCACCCACCCTTGCCCATTCGGGCGATACCAACACCGGCATTTACTTTCCGGGTGCAGATCAAGTTGCGATAACGACGGGTGGCAGTCAGAAGTTCTTTGTAGGAACGAGCCTTGTTATTAACGAAGGCGGGCTTGATTTTGACACCCGCATCGAAGGCGACACCGACGCGAATCTGTTTTTTGTGGATGCGTCAACGGATCGGATTGGGATTGGTACGAATGCGCCGGTAAATAAATTAGACGTTCAAGCAGGGTTTATCAGCACTTACGACCCGACCAACGCTGACGGTGCTGGGTATTCTTTGCGATATTATTCCAACGCAAATTCTGGAAGTAGAGCAGAAATTGCAAGAGTTGGTGGTTTGCAAGATGGCGCGGGAAACAACGGACGTTTAGAGTTTTACACTTCTACGTCTGGTTCTGTAACGTCAAAAATGCGGCTAGACGCATCCGGCAACCTCGGCCTCGGGGTCACGCCGAGTGCGTGGGATACGACGGCAAGCAGAGCATTGCAACTTAACGGCGGGTCAATTTGGTCGTTCAGTACCTCGCAGTTAAATCTGTTGCAGAATTCTTTTTACAACACTAGCGGCAATCTTGTTTACACAAACACCGCAGCCGCATCAGCATACCGACAAATTAGCGGCGCTCATTCTTGGTACACCGCCCCCTCCGGCACCGCAGGCAACACCATCACGTTCACGCAGACTATGACTCTGGACAGTAACGGAAATCTTGGTGTAGGCAGTACCGCTCCAACAAATTCTGGTGGATACAAAACGCTTTCATTAAGCGGCTCTACTGGCGGGCAAATTAGTTTTCAACAGAGCAATTCTGATAAGGCTTATATTTATCACGATACTTCAAATTTTAATATTTATAACGCAGTAAGCGGCCCCCTTGTTTTTTGGACTAACTCCGCCGAACGCGCACGCATCACGGCGGGGGGAGACCTGCTGGTTGGGACTACTACTGGCAGTTTTAGCAAGATTGTTAAAAACCTTTCAGGCAACTATGCGCTTCAGGTAATTAACACCAGCTCCACTGACCCATATTGTTTGGAATTTAATATGAGTGGGGTGACGGGCGGAACGGGAACGGCTTTCCTTGTCTGTTATGACAATTCCAACCGTTTGATAATTTATGGCGACGGGGATGTTCAAAACGTCAATAACAGCTATGGTTCGCTCTCTGACATAAAACTAAAACAAGACATCGTTGACGCAGCTTCTCAGTGGGATGACATTAAGAATCTGCGCGTTCGCAAGTATCGCTTCAAGGAAAATCCAGACGATGCTTTGCAGATTGGCCTTATCGCGCAGGAACTTGAGGAAGTTTCGCCGGGATTGGTTGATGAATCTCCTGATCGTGACGGAGAAGGTAACTACCTTGGTACTACCACCAAGTCGATCAAGTACAGCGTTTTGTATATGAAGGCCATCAAAGCCCTGCAAGAAGCCATGGCGCGTATTGAACAACTTGAAGCCAAAGTAGCCGCTCTGGAGACTAAATAACCATGCCCATTATTCTTAACGGCACCACAGGTATTACGACACCCGGCATCACGAACACGGGGTCATTCGTATTTCAGGGCGTGGTTGAACTTACTGCGGGCACGGTCAGTGCTCCGTCCTTGACGACGACCGGCGATACCAACACGGGTATTTACTTCCCTGCTGCAGACCAAGTCGCAATCACCACAAACGGAACGCAGAAGTTCTTCGTAGGGACGGGGCTTGTCGTTAATGAAGATGGGCTCGACTTCGACACGCGGATTGAAGGCGACACCGACGCGAATCTATTCTTCGTAGATGCCAGCACGGATCGGATTGGGGTTGGTACGAATGCGCCCGGGTCAAAATTATCTGTTGTAGCGTCTAGTGGCGTTGCTCAATTAATTTCAAATAGTGATGCAACCAACGGATTTGGGCTAAAAATAACTGCTGGTGGCAGCGCCTCTGCGCGTTATGCGCTTAATGTTTTAGACTCTACCGATACAACTAGTTATTTCAAAATCTCCACGGAGACAGGGCAAGTTGGAAACGTGACCATTCCTAATGGCAACCTCGAACTCGGGGTCACGCCTGTTACGCAGACTGGTGGCAGAATTATCGAGGTAGGGACTGGCGCTGGTAATATCTTCCGTGGCGGTGGCGTCAACGACACCAACGTCGAAAGCAACATCTATTTCAACTCTGGGTTCAAGTACGCCGCGAACGGCTTTGGCTCGCGGTACGCGCAGGTTTCTGGTGTGCATCAATGGTGGATAGCGCCGAACAACACCTCTGGCGCTGGTGCCGCCGCGTCACTTACGCAGGCGATGACGCTTGATGCGGACGGAGACTTA